CACGTTCTTCTACTTTTTTACCGTTTTCAGCAAATTCACTTTTTATGCCTGCCATAATTTCAGCTACATTTATAGCATCTTCTTCACTTGCAAATCCACTAGGGAACTCATCTCTATAAGCCCACTGACCTTCGTTTTCCGAAAAGATAGTCCATATTCCTTTGCTGTTTTTATCAACAAAATATTTAGTATTATCTCTTTGGTCAATGTAAATTCCATTATCAGCTCTTACTCTTTTCCATCTGTGAATTCCTCTTGAGTCAAGTGAAATCTCCCAAGTATTTCCGTCATTACCTTCCATTGTATATCCAGCAGGATAAATAGTCGCACTTACGGATGGACTTGGACGTTTTTCTGGATTACTACTTCTTAAAATACTACCAGAAGAAGCTTGTTCCGTTGGTGGATTATTTCCGTCTTTTTTTACTCCAAAAGAAATCCCCTGATTGATAATGATATTAAGCCTTTCTGCTGCGTTTATATAAACAGCATACTTATCTACTATTTCTTTTTTTAATTCAAAGTATTCGTCTTTTGTAATAAAACCAAATTTATAATCTTTTCTTACTTCAGAATATTCTTTATCCATAAGAGCAATCTTACTCTTAACGTCCTCTCTATTTAATTCGGCTTTAGACCTATCGCCAAAGATATAACTACCAAGAGCTGCTTTTTCATCATCCGAGAAATGAGAATCCATATTAGAATTTTCCATATGCTCTTTTACAGTTTGCATAGCTTCTTCTAAAGTTTCATATTGTCCAGCAATATCCATTCCGTCTGGATCTAAAACTTGATACGTTCCATCAAGGTTGCTTCTTAACTCATAGCCTAAAGTGTTCATATAGTTTCCGCTAGAATCTTCTGTAAAACTATTTTCTATTTTAGTCCCGTCTTTTGCCATAGCTGAACTATAATCAATGTTTATCGGCTCATCATTCATAAGTTCGATATATCCACCATAGAATTGATTATACACAAAAGGTTTTCCACTTATTTTTTGAACGCCACCTTTAAATTCAGTTTCGTCATCTATATTGCTTTGTAAGGTATTTTCTAATGATTCTTTGTCAATAAATCCATCTCTAAAATCATTAATTGCCATTTCGACAATTTCAAGTTGATCTTTTGTGTCGGTAGTAATTATATAAGTCTTACCGTTTTTTGTATATAACAAACCGAAACCATCATCAGCAAGGCTAGCATCTTCTCCTATTTCAGTTCCGTCCTCTGCCTTACTAACTAAACGGCAAGAGCCAGTCTTTGACCAGCTCACACCACCTTCCATTTCATTTATTTTGGAAGTCATTTCTTTTGGAGTTCCCTCGCAAACATATTTATCTTCTAACGATAAAGCTCTTTTATTAATGATTACTTCGTTTCCCTCTGCCTCAATTTGACCTTCTGGTGTTTTTATTTTTATTCCTCCGTCTGCGTGTGAGTTACCCACTAAATATCCGCCGTTCATTGTCATATTAATATGTTTTAATTTGTTTATATTTCCATTCATAACCATAGGCGTATTTTGTTCTACCTTTTAAATTAGCGGTTATGTTTGATGTTGATTTAAAATTATTTTCTATACAGGCGTTTGAAAGAGAATCGTAATTTTTTATAAAATTACCACATAAATCATATTGTTCTATTTTTTTAGATTTAATATTATCTTTCCCTTTTTTTCCAAGCCAATATTTTCCACTAGATTTACCTAAAAACCTAATCGCGTGAATATTATTTTCGGCAACAGTTACCCATTCTAAATTTTCAATCCTATTATCTGTTTTTTTTCCGTTAATATGATTTACGCACTTTTTATTGTATGTATTTTGTATAAAATTTTTAGCAACAAGTTGATGAACCTTCGCCTTAATTGGCTTTCCATTACATCTAATTCCTACACAAGGATAACCATCTTTATCTGGAAATTGAGTCAATATTTTCTCTGTAACGTCTTGTCTTTTGTTGTTATTTCTTATTATTGTTCTTTTTAAACTTTTAATATTACCTAAATTAGATACCTCGTATTCATTTTCATAATCTTTAATGCCAATCCATTGCTCAATCTGCCCTTCGGGAGTTTTAATTTTTATGCCTCCGTTTGCGTGGCTATCTCCTACAAGGTATCCCCCTGGCATTTGATTGTTTTCCATTATAATTTAATTAGATTGTAATTCGTATTTTCTTTCAAATCTTTTCTTATTTATGTATTCAGTAAGCAAGTCTTTAAAATATTCATTTTCTTCTACCAGTACGTTAAATCTTCTATTAGCCCTTATTAATACCGATATGCGAAGCTTACACAACAAGTATCTTTCTCTATTTTTTTCAACATCCCCGAATTCAATCATAGTAAATAATAAACTATGCTCATCCGAAAAAGCATCTAGTAAATCCATCAAAAATTTTCTCGCCCTTGACTTTCCATTAATATATTTATATGCCAGCAACAACCTTATCCTGCAATTTTTTGCAAATAAGAATAGGTTATCGGATAGTGTATAAAATATTACAGTAAAATCCTTTCTTAATCTATTTGCAAATATACTATTTTGGAATAGCAATTCAAATTTTTCTAACCATTTTGTTATAAATTTCATTATCTTTAGTTTTTATGTGTTATTACAAATTTGTTATTTTTTTACGAGAATTCCAAATTATTTGCCACTTATAACGGCATCGTAAATTTGTTCTGGGCGATAATCGAGTATTTCTTTCGACACAGCTTCTTTTTCCATCATTAATTTTACAATTCGGCTATCAATACTTTCGTTAGCGACTATGTGATATACCCAAACCGTATTCTTTTGCCCAATACGTTGAAGTCTACTTTCTGCTTGGTCTACCAAAGCAGGTGTCCAGTCTAATTCTGCAAATACAATCGTGTTGCAATTCTGTTGAAGTCCATCTACTCCCGTTCCAGCAGCACCCATTGAACCGATAAATACTCTTGTGGTGTTTTTCTCTTTAAAAAGCATAATGGCCCTTTGTCTTTCTCCGTCAGATACCTCTCCTGTAATGATAACAGGATTATATTTCTTCAATTCCTCGTAAATCTTATAAAGAACTTCTTTGTGATGCCCGAATACAACAATTTTACTTTGCGCGTCCTCACTGCTTTCCAAAATTTCTTTTACGAACTCAATTACATATGGGACTTTCTTTACGGCAATTTCTTTACGAATTCTTGACAACTCTCCAAAGTTTTTAAACTTAATCTCCCGAAGCGTCTTTACCTTATCCTTGTATAGATTTTCAAACTCTTTATTAGTTACTGCCAACGCTTTTAATTCTTCAGCTTCGGCTTTTAACTTTTCTTCATTCTTTTTACTATCCTCAACTGCTTTCTTCTCTTTCTGTACCAGTACATCCAAATCACTTTCGTTAAGAATAATTACGTCTTTGATTTTTTCTGGTAAGTCTTTCAATACGTCTTTTTTCATACGGCGTACCATATAACTTGCCCGAAGAATAGTATTCAGTTCATCTACATTTGTAGCACCCTCGTACTTCATAACACTTTTGTTATTAACCTTTACTTTTCTGGCACCACAATATCTGGTCGCAAAAGCAAAAAAGTTATCAAACATCGCAGGATCTATTAAATTAAGGGCAACGTATAAGTCTTTTGGCTTATTGTAGATTGGTGTTCCAGTAATAAATATTTTCCATTTTGCTCTTTTTGCTAACTCCTGGGCAATTTTAGTTCTTTTAGCGTCTTGGTTTTTTATATAATGACTTTCATCTGCAACGAAAAAGTTAAACGGAGTACCTAATAGTCTATCTTTAAACTTATCCAAAATATCATAATTTATAATATGCAGAATTGTGTTCTTATTATGATTGGTAACTCGGCCCTCGTAGTAACGGATTTTCTTGCTCTCGTAAACATAAGCAGTTATTTTTCCTATCATCCACTTTCTCGCCTCTTTTAGCCAATTATACTTTAAGATACTTGGGCAAACAATTAAAGCTTCTACTGGATTTCGCATATTCATCACAAGTAACGCTTGTCCAGTTTTTCCTAATCCCATTTC